ATGTATTACAATCCAGTAGCAAATAAATACAAGACAAATTACAATCCTGCTATGTCCAAAATTTTTGTATGTGATGATGCTAATCAGGTGAATCCACATTTTCTGAAGGAAGGGCAACCTTTCCCAGTAGATATGATTCATTATGCAAATTCACATACACATCTTTTGAATGTAGCAGAATTGGAAAATAAAGCAAATGCAAATTTCAACTCAGCACTTATTATTGCAACAGACAACGCAAAGACCCCGGCATTGGATTATTTAACGAGTAAAGAAGCATACAAACGACGCATTGATTTACAATTTAAAGTAGAACTGTTACCAGAATATTCTAAAATACATAATGGTGTTCGAGTTGTAAATCCAGACACTATTAATCTTTCTGAAGCAAATACTCACATATACGTTTTTAAAGAAGGAAATGTTTCTCTTACTTATGAAGAAATAACCAAGAAAATTGAAATGGCTCTACGTGATAAACAAAGCACATATCTCAAATCGTGCGGCGTGTTTAAAGAACATGCTGTACGTGGTTTACCAAAACCTACGCCTGACCCCCCCCGCGTTCAATCTAATCAATTGACTCTCCCGGATAAAGATGAAGATGCACCGTCACTTCATGGATGGTTTAGTGATACATACGATAATGTTAGTCGTAACATGCAAAATGGTGTTGATCATGTATATTATATGATATACACCCCTTCTTTTCTTATCAATCCTTATGATTGGTTTATTTGGAAACTTCATGCGTTCATGTGGTATATTCAATTTACTTCATTTTGGCAATCCCCCTTTTTGTTTTTATATATAAATTTATTGTGTAGACCTTATCTTAAAATAAAATCTTTATTTCCAAGAAAACAATTTCAATCACGCTCTTCTAAAATTGCAACTGCTTTAGGCTTAATAGTTTCAGGATATATCGTATATCGTCTCATCAAGAAGAAGAAAAGTAAAAGAATTATGAATCATGATTGCCCGACATGCAAGCCGACTCAACAGACAAATGAAACTCCACCTCCAGCTCCCCCTCTACAAGAAGAAACAGTACAACAAGGAAATTACAATGGAGGAGATGCATCGACAGCGAAGAAGCCTAAACCTAAAGATCCTCCCAATTCGAAAATAATATCAAAACCGCTCTTTAAACAAAGTGGTGGTACTGTAGAAATGGAATCTTTTGAAATGGCAGAATTCGCAAATTCAGACGACAACACGGCAACGAAAGACTTGGCATCCGGCATGGCATATGCAATGGCAAAGATTTTGTGTTCTAATACATATATCATACAATTCATAGATTCAAATCGTAATGCGCGAACATTACGAGGTTTTTTTTGTGAAAGGAGGACTCTTTGTAGTAAATAAGCATTTACTAGAGGGATACTCTTATGACCAATATGTAAAAGGACATTTTAATCTTTACAATGTATTTGAAAAGATTATTGGAATACAAGGGAAGAAAGTATCAGTATTACAACTTATGCATGAAGGCAGTGCAGAACAATATTATGATATTATAGTTTTGGACTTCGGAGGCACATCTGTACGACAACATACTGATTTGACATCAATAGGTGATGCTCAACGACCTACATTTGTAAAAGCATCCCAATTACCAGATCTGGAAGGAGAAAGGATCATGGTTATGACGACAACAATAAACGCTCAATTTGACAACTCTAAGGAACTTG